CACGTACTATATAGTCAAAACAACTTTATGCAAAATTTGAAACCCCACTTCAAAGGCCCCGATAGGCGGGCTTCAAACCACACTTCAAACCCGCGAGTGGGGCTTCCAAACCCCATAAGATTGGTTGGAGTGGGGCTTCGCGAGGTGTGTGGGGTTTGACGCATAGGGCTTGCCAGGTTGAAGTGGGGCTTGGTATATGGGGCTTCGACCGCCCCAAGCCCCACTACAAACCCCATAAAACAGTGTGAAGTGGGGCTTCCCCCTGGACCAAGCCCCACGCTTCAAGCCACACTTCAAACCCCGAGCCTCCTTTATCAAGCCCCATATGGTAGGTCGAAGCCCCACTATGGGTTTTGAAGTGTGGCTTCGACCCGCACTTCAAGCCACACTTCAAACCCTAATACGCGACTCCAAGCCCCATAAGATTGGTTGGAGTGGGGTTTGAAGCAACCAGCGGGCTACTTGTTTATGTAGTGGACAAGCCCCAGATTGTATGGTACACTATGATTAAGAGGAACCTTTATATGCCAGCACGATCAAAATATCCAGACATGCCCGAGGATGCTATCCTGGCCGAATACGCGAACCCCGCCGTGCGGACCAAGGACATCGTCGCTCTCTACGGTATCACCTATGAGGCCCTGCGGGCTCTAGTGCATCGTCGGAACGTGGCACGCCGCCCTCATGGAAGACGGGCCGGCGGTCCTCCTGTTCCCCCTCGGGTTACCAGCGGTCCCCGGCCTGTGTATGGAGCCCCGGAGGTTGTGGTCCCTCTCTCCACGCCTCCTGATCGCAAGGTGTCCTGTATACGAACGACTGGTAACTCCCCTGCAACCGTGGTTATGCGTAAATTACTGGCCGCTAAGTCCAAAGTGGCACAAGCGGCTCCTCCTCCCGTGCCTGTGGAAGACATCCCTCCCTTCCCTCATCATCGGTTTAAGGCAGACGGTACACCCTATCCGCCGAACAAGCAGGAACTGGAGACGTGGAAGGGCATACAACAGCAGCGGGCTGAGGAGCGTGCGGCGGGGATCGTTCCTGACGTGTCCGTGTGTTGAACGAGATTTTTGTAGCGCGATATTTCGTACCATTCACTTTCTACTCTCTCTGTGTGAAAAAGAAGTAATACATATAGTATAGGGGAGTATGTATTATAGTAGCCGGGAACTCTTGGAACAAATGGGTTGTTAATATCGTACTACAAAGGTTTACCCACATGCTACAAACCACACCACTTCCCCAACTCCTGCCAGGTAAACCCAAGCCGGCCTTCGCTCGGATCGCCGGCTTGGTATGGAGGGTTCTATTATGCTCTCTGATGATTTGGTCGATGTCTATCCTTTGTGGGTCTATGGCTGGGCCTCTTGGGACTCGGTCGATTCGCCCTTTGATCCTGGGGCTTTCCCCCGCCAAGGGCGGGAACCCCATCGTCTACGGGGCGTACCCGCTGATCGTGGCAATGGACACAACCGCGACGGACCGTGCGGGATTCGAGGATTGGATTGATATCATCGCGGCCGAGTTTCCCCAGGGGTGCATCGTGATCGTTGGGCACGGCAACGACATCGGGGGCCAGTGGGCCATCTTCCCGACTTCCGATGACGTTCCCTTTGATTGCCGCCCCTTTGCCGGCTGCCCGGTGCCCCTAGACTGGTTATGCCACTGCCTTCGACACGACTACGGTGATGCTATACCCATAGTCATCCTTAGCTGTAATCCTTGTCACGACCGCATCACAGACATTCCCAATTGCTGGCAGGCCACTGAGTCAATCTGGATCACACCGGACGCCTATGTGGCTAGTGCCGTGGTGCTGGCGAGGAGTATGACCGAGCCCAACGTGGTCGGAACTTTCGACAGGTTCCGGTGCTTCTACGAGAACCGCACAACCAAACCCACTACGCGACCCACCACAAAGCCATGATACCCACCGTGTTCCTACTGCTCACCCTCGTGCTGCTCCCGGCCATACTGGTCGTGGTGCCATGGTCATATAAGCGGCGGGCTCTACGGCGTGCGTACTATGAGAAAGAGAACGAACTGATCCGCAAGGCCTTCCTGATGAATCGGTTCAAACGATGGATCAGGGGCCAGCAGTACGTAGGCCCGGATCAGATTCAACCGAAATGGACGACCTTCAAATAAGCAGGAGTACTAGATGTCACTCTGGACAGGTTTCACTAAAATCCTCGGTCAGGGCCTCGCCATCATTGGCGGGGCAATCGGCGTCAATGTTGATGGCACTACCATTACCATAAACGACAGCAACCAGTTAGTGTCCTCTGGCGGTGGCGGCGTCCCTGTCACTGGGCCTTTCGAGTATGTCAATACAGAACCCCTGACTGACGGCAGTAGTAACCTCTACTACGGAACAGGGGCCTATCTTTCGGATGCCAGTGGGAATCTCTACTACTCGGACGGTCAGATACTGGCGGACTCCGGTGGGAACCTTTACTACGACTACGACAACAGGGCACTAACAGATGGCCTCGGAACCCTTTACTACGGCAACGGCAACAAACTGGCAGACCACAACGGACACCTTTACTACAGCAACGGCACCACAATAACGATCGGCGGCGGAAGCCTGACTGCGACATCAATTTATTTTAACACATCGCAGACGACCACTAATGGCAGTACGTCGGGCTCTACCGTGTCCAGTATGCCCTTTACGGGAACCGCATACAAGAAGGTCGTGATCTACGTCAACGCCTTGGTCAATGCAACCTCCACGTCCTATACCTTCCCCACGGTGTTTACAACCCAGCCAGCTTTTACATACATCGCTAGTGGGGACGCTAGCCTACTGACCCTAAGCACCACTACGGTAACCTTTGCTGTTGGAACGTTTTCCAGCGGCTGGATCATCATTGAAGGATACTAACTATGCCACAGATTATCAACACCACCCCTCTCACTCCGGTCCAACAGACGGCGGCGAGGTACGCGGCCCAGGCCAACCAGCAATGGCTTCAGTTGGCCCAGTTGTTTGCCGGCCTTACCAGGTTCATCTACAGCAACCCGGCCGGGCCGCAGGCAGCCTTTGATGCCTTCGGCACGTCCGCTGCCGACTTGCTGACCATGGGCAATGCGTATTCCGCCCTCGTCACTGCGTATACGGGCGTGGCTCCCGCGTCCCCCGTCCCTGTCGGCTCGACCATCACGGTGAACACAGACGGGACCGTTACCTACACTGCCCCCGCGTCTGCTTAAACAAAGGAAACTCCCATGGCTTCACAAGGAATGAAAAAAGGGGAAACCGTCAGGTTGGCCCTCGATACGACGGACACCTATACGGCGAACCAGGCAGTGGGCGTCTACGACTCCAACGGAAACGTCCGGCCTATTCAGTCCTGGGAGCGGCTGGTCATCGACTCGATCAACTGTGATGTCGATGCGTCGGCGTCCCGTGTTGCTCTTCTGGACCCCGGATCGGCAACGGCCACAACCAGCGGACAGTTGCTAGCCAGTTTCGCCTTCGATGGCGTCGGTGAGTCCCATGTTGACGACGAAGGGATCAACGTCAGTGTTGGTACTACGCCCACGTTGCAGGCCCAGGCTGCCGGCGGCGTACACTTCATCGCCAATGCCCGTGTGGTCAACGGCAAGAGCCAGGGGGTTCGGGCGAATTATCAATGCCTGTTGACACCAAACGGAAACGTAGGAGGCCAATGAGCAAGCCCCCGCCTGTACGTCCGGTGAAGCTGAAGGCCGATACTCTACGCGAGATCGGCCTGGAGGCTCATTCCGTTGATGAACAGGGCCGGTCAATCACCAACCAGGAGGCCCTGTATCGACAAATGTGGAAGCAGGCGTTAGGTTGGACCGACCTTGTGCGGGACGAATGCGGCTATGCCCGCAAGGTTGTTCACGAGCCGAACCTGACAATCAGCAAGTCTCTGCTGGAGCAGTTGGCCGGCAAACCCGGTACGGCACAAGTCGAAGAGAAGAAGGGACCCTCGGCCGCTGAACGGGTCCGGGCCTTGGCAGTCGAACGTGTAAACGCCATCAAGACATGAACTCTTTTGCCTCACAGCCTGATATCAAAGAGCCGGTCCTGGCAGAGTCCTGGACCTGCCCGATCACGGGTATGCGGGTTCCACTCGACCCAACAAAGAATCTCCTGTGGCGTGCGGACCTCCTGGAGATGGCGGAGACGGACCCGTTACTCCAGACTGATCTCTACACGGCCTGCTCTCAGTCCGCAGAGTTTTTCGTTTTGGCCTTCTGCTTTACGCTCCGGGTCTTCAATGTAGGTGTCAACGGTATCTTACAACAGGCCGAAGAGAAGCACGTCCCATTCTGCCTGTGGCCGGAGCAGGCAAAGCTGTTTGAACGGCTGGTGCAGTGCATCGAAGACGGCGAGGAGAATCTGACTGATAAGTCCCGAGACATGGGAGCCACCTGGCTGCACATTGCGGCCGCGACCTGGGCTTTCCTGTTCAAGCCGCACACGTCTGGCCTGTTCATCAGTCGTAAGGAAGACGTGATCGATCAGCTTGATGGCATGGTCAACAACTATCCGAACGGCCGGCTCGCGGACCCTGGTACTCTGTTCGGCAAGATCGACTACATACTTAACCGGTTGCCGGCCTGGTTTCTTCCACTTATGGGCCGGAAGAAACTACATCTTGTGAATCACAGCAACGGCTCGCGTATCGATGGCGAGTCGAGCAACGCAGCGGCAGGTAGCTCTGACCGTCGCGATTATATTTTCCTGGATGAAGTCGCCAAGATTCCCGAAGCGGAGTCCATCATCCAATCCACAAAGGCGGTGACAGCATGCCGGCTATTCTGTTCAACCCCACTCGGTTCAGGTACAGCCTTCAGCAAGTTACGCCTGAGCGGTATGGTGCCGGTGTCGGAACTGATGTGGTGGGCGTCACCCGAGAAGGCCAAGGGCCTATACGCGGCCCAGGATGCCCTGGGACGATGGAAGATGCGATCCCCATGGTACGATGCACAGTGCCGGGCGTCCTCCCCGAAAGAGGTCGCTACTGAAATCGATGCCGACCACCTAGGCAGCGGGGAGCGGTTCTTTGAGGATGCGATCATACTGGAGCACCAGAAGCTGCTGGCTCGGCCCCCTCGGGTTCGGAAGACGATTGCGTTCAAGAAAACGCTAACGGATGAATTGGTGGTGAGGGCCCTGCGATCCTCCGACAGCACTACATTAAGTTACACCAGCACGGATGGGCCGTGGAAAATCTGGTGCCCTCTCGTCAGCGGTCGCCCCGAGCAATCGAAGACCTACACGGTCGCGGCCGATATCAGCAAGGGACAGGGGGCGTCAAACAGCGTGTGCGTGATTGGCTGCAACGAAACCCACGAGAAGGTCGCTGAATATGCAGATGCGAATACACCGCCGTATGAGTTCGCGAAGATCGTCGCCGCTGCTGCCCTATGGGCCGGGGGACGTGACAAGAGGCCAATGGTCATTTGGGAAAATAACGGTGACCCTGGTATCGACTTTCAGCGGGTGCTGGTACATACTCTTAGGTACCCAAACCTTTATTTTGATCGTCAACCAGGAACACTACGCCAGAGAATCGGAAAGAGGTATGGATGGCGAAGCAACACGGATAAGAAGGCGGAAGCGTTGGGTGTACTTCGTCGAGCATACGCAACGGGTAAGATCATTGATCGCTCGTCCCAGTCGCTTACGGAGTGCCTGTCTTATATCCATTATGACGGTGGTGGCATTGGTCCGGCAGCTTTGGTCAGTGAGCCGGACGCCGCCCGCAAGGCCCACGGTGACCGAGTCATCGCAACTATGTTGCTGACCTGGGTGTGGGGGAACTCCGGCGGCACAGTACGCCCTGAGAAGTCCACGACTCCCGAGAGATGCTTCGGCCATCGCCTAGAGCAATGGCGAAAGACCCGCAAAGAGAACAAGGATGGTCTACCACGGATCGGGCAAGTTCTGCATATGGATGGGAGCTATGTATGAGTATCCTGGATGACATCAAGCCTCAGAAGTTTCAGCAGACAGTACAGCGTGGAGCCGAACGCTTGGAAAAGTTCCGAGCCGCACGGGTTCACTTCCTGAAGGAATATGTTGGTGCGTGGTACGATTGCTCGTCGGGAACAGTAGGATCGCGTCCCATTAACCTGATCCACAATGCCATTCGGGTGTTGCTCCCTAATCTCGTGATGAACTTCCCGAAGCACACTATCGAGACGCCGTACCTTGCGGTGCGGCAATACGCAAACTTGTTGGGACTCGCCCTGGACCAACATGACCGGAAGGTCAACATCCGGGACATATACCGTCGTTGCATTGTGGATGCCATGTTCACCCTCGGAATCTGCAAGACAGGACTCGCCCAGTCGGACAGCGTGTACGTCTTCGATGATGAGATGGGCCAGGACACTGTGGACAACGGGACCGTGTATACCGAAGCCGTCGATTTCGACAACTTCGTAATCGATCCGTCGAGCCGGGAGCACATGTTCCGGGACGCGACATTCATGGGCGACCGGGTAACGCTTCCTCGTCAGATGCTGCTGGACAGCGGGCTCTACAATAATGATCTCATCGAGCGTCTGCCTCGTGCTGGTGGAAAGGTCCAGGAGGGTGCGGCCGAAGACCTAAGCATGAAGAACATACAGAAGGATGAAAACTACGATCTCCAAGATGAGGTTACAGTCTACGAAATTTTTGTCCCGGCCGCAAACTCCATCGTCACTGTTCCTGGTGACAAAGACATCACCTTTGACGATTACCTCCGAGTCGCTGATTACTACGGGGTTAAAGAGGGGCCGTATACGCTCCTCTCCTTCTCTCCTCCCGTTCCTGGAAACCCTCTACCTGTTCCGCAAGTCGGGATATGGTATGACCTCCATGTTCTCGCCAATCGAATGGCGAAGAAGGTGGTGGAGCAAGCTGAACGGCAAAAGGATATCGTCACCTACAAGCGGTCCTCGGCAGACGACGCGGAGAGTTTGAAGGATGCCGGCGACGGGGAAGCCGTGGCTGTTGATGATCCCGATGGCGTCAAGACTATCAGCTTTGGAGGCCAGCAGAACAGCAATGTGAACCATCTGGCGTCCCTGGAGCAGTGGTTCAACATGATGGCGTCTAACCCGAATCAGGTTGGGGGCCAGAACATCGAAGCCAAGTCCGCTACGGCTGCAAACATCCTTCAGGCGAATAGCGGCATTGGCCTGGAAGACTGCAAGGATGCCCTGTACATTTTCGCCGCCTCTGAGGCTCGCAAGCGTGCGTGGTACTTCCACACTGATCCCCTGATGAACGTCCCGCTTACCCAGCGGCAGCTTCAGCCCGGCGGCATTCAGATTGGGCCGGCCGGAGTACCCTGGATGGCCCCACCTACGATGCAGGACGTTCAAGTTATTCTGACGCCTGAACAGAAGGCGGGGAACTACATAGACTTTGTGTTTACGATTGAGCCCGAGTCGATGGGGCGGGTGGACAGCAAGGTGCGTTTGCAACAGGAAATGTCCCTGTGTCAACAGGTGCTGCCGGCGGTAATGGCGGCGGCTCAAGTCGGCATGTCTATGGGTATGCCCCTCAACGCCCAGGCCCTATTGCTGCGGATGGCCCGCGACATGGGGATAATGTGGATGGACGAAGTTCTCTATGATCCCGCCTTCCAGCAGCAGATGGCAATGCAGATGCAGATGGGTATGGGGGCACAAGGACAGAACGGCCCCCAGAAGGGGCAGATACCGGGCCAGCCAAACCCTGGTTTGCTGAACGGTGTTTTGCAAAACGGACAGCCGGGTCAGGTGCAGGCTCCGCCTCCTGGTCCGCAAGTGCAGCAGAATCAAGGGGCACAACAGGGGGCTCAGGACAGCCAACGATTTATCGGGCGAGCAATGAATAACGCCCTCAAGGTTGCCCCGCAAGGTCCACCAACGTTACCCTAACGGAGAATTTCAATGGCAGCAGAACAAGAAATGGCAAACAGTAGCGAGACGCAGGACATCATGGACCCGGACCATCCCGATCACTACACGGTGAAAGCGGATGCACAAACTCTTCAGGATCACGCGGATATCACCAGTGACCCTCCCCGGCACGCCGCTGCCCACCAGTTCCTTCAGAACCAGGTGAAACAGGGTCAGCAGGCCGTGAAGTCTTCAGCTAAGTCGATGCACGGCAAGGTGAAGAAGGGTCTTGGCAAAGCGTTTCCGACCAGCGGCGGCAAAACCCCATTTGAAAAGGCCGGTGCCAACAGTACATCCCAAGGCGATAAGGCAGAACAAGGAGGCTGACCATGAGCAACTGGATCAAAGGAGCGATCAAGCATCCGGGTGCATTGCACAAGCAACTCGGTGTTCCGCAGGGGAAGAAAATCCCCGCGAAGAAACTCGCCAGTGCCGCGAAGGCCGGCGGGAAGCTGGGTCAGCGGGCCAGGTTCGCCGAGACATTAAAGGGTTTGAATAAAGCGTTTCCCAAAGGGAAGTGAGGCAACGGATGTTCTACAAATTTCCCGGTTTCGTGTACCGATGGAAGATCGTCGGCGAAGATTGTGAGCTATACAACAGGGCGGGTTACCTGAACATCTATCGTGGGGCAGCCGGGTGGTTGCACGGCGAGATCGCTGCTGGGCGGTGCCATGCCATTTAAGTCAGAAGCACAACGCCGGTACATGCACGCTAACATGCCGAAGATGGCGGCGGAGTGGGAGAAGGAGACCCCCAACGATGCAGCCCTTCCCCGGTATGTCAAGGGTTCGCCCGCCGCGAAGAAGCGTTTACACGCCTCGCAGGGTTTGAAGCGGGCGTTCCCGAACAGATGATGGGAGATGGATATATGCCATGTTACGAATACAAATGTGCCTCGTGCCAGTTCGCCGATACGGAGTACCAGCACATACACGACAATCCCCTGGTCGAGTGTCCCGAGTGTCACAAGCCGACCTATGAGAAGCAGGTGTCGCGGGTCCACTCTTCCATGCAGGAGTTCTCTGCCCCGATAGAAATGTTCTCCATCGCCTGCAACACGACCGAAGAGATTCAGGAAATGCAAAAGGCCGGCGTGAATATCAGCGATGATCCCGAGAACCCACTATTCGGCGTGCCCGTGGCCCGGTCCCGACACGAGAAGTTAAAAGCGTTAAAGGTCGCCCATTTTGTTGAACGGTGACAAAGGGGTTGACTTGTTATCGGACGTGTGGTACACTACCTTCGTAGAGAGCGGGAGATAAATTATGGCAGATGAAATCACACCGGCAGCGGTTGAATCAACCCCTACCCCGGTCAATTCCGATCCGGCGTCTTCAACGTCCGTTGAAGCCCCGAGATCAACTGAAACCGAACGAAGTGCTGTAGAGGCATCGGTCGGTTCCAAGTTTTCCAGCGTGTTCAAAGACGCTGACGACGACACAGTCGTTGAGCCGGCCGCAACGGTCACTGATCCGAAGACCGGCGAAGAGAAGCCAGCGGAAGTCTCTGTCGAAGCGGCTGCTACCGAGCAGGCCCCTAAGCCTACCCCCGGTGCCATCCCCGCCACACAAGTCGTTCCTGCGGCGTATGCCCGTAGCCTAAAAGCCTATGGGTGGACGGAAGATGAAATCGCGTCGGCCTACAAGGCAGACCCGGCCAACTTCCTTCGGACTGCGGCAAAATTTCACGAAAACCGGAATGAGGAAACTCGCCGGATGAGTGAAATGGGCCGGCTTGCGAAACAGCAATCTGATGCCCAACAGGCTGCGGTCCAGCCCCCGCCATCGTCTGTGTCGGAGAAATTCTCCGTCATCGACATCGCGGCCCTGAAGAAGGCCTACGGCGATAAAGAGCCGTTCGTCCAGCAGCTTGAACAAGTCAACAAGGTTGTTGAATTTGCAAATCAAGTTATGCCCTGGATGAAGCAATCCCAGGAACGTCAGCGTCAGGCGGAGATGCAGACACTGAGCGGCCAGATTGATAGTTTCTTCGGTGGAAAAGACCTTGCCGAGTACGCCGACGCCTACGGCAAGACTGCTGCGGACTTGAAACCCGAGCAGATGGCATCCCGACAAAAAGTGCTGGAGACTGCGGACCTGTTGATCCGTGGGGCTAGAGTATCGGGGAGAACGCTGTCATTGGATGACGCCCTGACAATGGCCCATGATTCCGTCTCCGGTCCCGTAAAAACCAAAGCTGTCCGGCAAGAAATTGTCGCGGCAGCCAAGACCCGCAACGCCGCGATCTCGCTCAAGCCGTCAAGTCGATCCAGTTCCGCGAAGGGGGGCAACCCTCACAAAGAACTGGAGACGAGAGTTGGTAAGAGTCTGGCCGGGGTGTTCTCGAGTAATTAAGATGTGGAGCTTCCAATGCCTGTTGACCAGAATGCTCTCAGTGACCTGATTGCCACCACTCTCCGCGATCTCCCCAAAGACCAGTTTGAGGTCATGTGGGATTCCCAGAACTACAAGTTCTGCCAGATTTATCAGGAAGAGAAGCGTGCAGTCGATGGCGGTACGTCCATCCAACGCAACGTGATCCTCGACCGTCATGGCCGTGCCCACTATCGCCGGCTGTTTGATACCGACCAACCCACGGTGGATCAGAGCCAGTTTCAGATTAACGTCCCTTGGACGCAGATCGGGACTGACTATTCGTGGGACGTTCTCGAAATCATGCGGAACAAGAACAGCGTGAAGGGCTTCATCGATCTGATGGAATCTCGGCGTGTTGAACGGCTGTGGGACTTGGCAGAGTTGATCGAGACTCGCGGCTGGTCCACTCCCGTGTCCTCGACCGATACGCTGTATCCGTTTGGTGTTCCGTATTACCTGAACTTCCTCAACGCAGGTTCTACC